GTTCTTTATCCAACCCAACAACCGAGTCCTTTGGCTGGACGGCGGATCGTTTATCGCCAAGTCCTTTCCGGCAAAGCCCGACTGGAAGGTATTCAGTCAGGAGTTTAGTTGCGAGGATACAGGAAGCCGCTGGGTTAGTGAAAGCGACGAAGAGCTATGGTTCTACGAATTCAAAGAGCGTGGATAAGAATCGCACTACTTGTTACAAGTGGTTGTGTTTCCTATCCAAGGCCCTATCCTTGGAATTTTCCCGAAGCAAGGGAGTGGAATCAGCCCTTGGAGTTTAGCTGGGTCAATGCGGTGGACAACTACCGCAACCTAACCGCGCCTAAAGAGAAGATTTGGAATCCTCTTGTTCAGGACTATGAGCCTGACCTTGGGGAGAAACTTTATCGGGATCTTGAAGAGCATGAAATGTATCAATAATCCACCCTTGCTTACGGGCCTCAATTCCGTTCTCATGGACGGCATTGTGGCAGGATCGACAAAGCGCGGCAAAGTACTCCGTAAGGCACAGCCACTTACCGACCCTTCCGGCTTTGTGATGGATGTCTGTCGCCTTGGACTCCTTGCATCTCTGGCATATCGGGTGGAGAGCGAGGTAGGCATTGCGAACCTGTGTATACTCCTTGTACTCACGTTGGCGTTTGGTGGATGCATTCCGCAACCTGCTTTTACTTTTAAGTGGGGTTCGGCGTTTTAGGGGTGATGATTTTTTCATTGAACGAAATCCGGCATTTGCTGTCTATGTATCTATGTGGAAGAACTACAAAGAAGAGAAACCAGAGCGTGAGGGAATTTACCTCATCTGCTCTCCCAGCGCAAACCCTCCCTATCGGGATGCTGCCTATTTTTATCCAAACCATGGGTGGAGCAGGACCGCTCACATACTTGAGCCCATGATTGAGTATTGGATGGAGTATCCCCAATGCCCAAATTCAAAGTAGTCCTTACTGTAATCAATGAAGACTCCGTCACCCCATTCGTGGTTGGCCCACGATTCCGCAGAGGTTCCCCCCTCCCAATGGAAGCGATCCACCTTGAGCGTGGCGGCTATTTCTTCGACCCTGTGGCCGAAGTCGATATGGCCAGAGACTGCGCTGAATTTTTTACCAAATACGCCGCACAAGCGGAAACCAAAAAAAGAAAGAAATAAATAATATGACGTTCCTAGTATGCTACGGAGATGCTGTTGTGGAATTCCACAAGGGTTCCATGACCAAAGAAGACGCAACCTTGGAGGCCAACAAGTTGATCGGTCAGGGGCGCATCAACGTAAGGGTAAGAGCCGAAGACCCCCACCACCCATCTTGGCCCCTTAACTTTGATTTGCAGGAGGTTTAGATGAACATCGTCTTTGCCTACCATAGTGGAGACTGTGAGTTGGCCTTGGAAAGTGCCAAGGCTATTGTGGAGCAGGGTGTAAACATCCGCCACAAGGCCACAGTATGCTGCACTGAGGGAACCCCGCTACTTCCGCAAATTACGGAAGAGCTAAAGAAGGTATTCCCAGAGGTTGGTAAGATTATCGCTCAAGACGGATTCAATGGATGGCCCCTTGGTCCCAATCAAATGTTTGCGGATGCATCCTCCCATTGCTACCAATACGAAGACCCTTGGTACTTTTGGGAGCCGGATTGTGTCCCGATGGTTGAAGGCTGGGTTGACAGGCTGGAAGAAGAGTTCAACAAGAATACGGGCAAGATCATGGGATGCTTTATTGAGGGCGGGGTGGCTCCGAGTGGTAAGATTATGTATCAACTCATTGTCGGGAGTGCTGTTTATCCGTCAAAATTTCTCAATGGGTGCAGGATTGCGGCCAATCTTTACAACTACAACATCTACTTCAAGGACAAGGCCATTGCTCCCGAGCCTTGGGATGTGCGTTGCCGCTGGGAATTCCTTCAGTATGGACGAGACACGCCGCTGATCAGAGCCTACTGGAAGAGTTGCAACTACCAACTCAGGGGAGAGTCCATTGTCTTTTTTGCCGAAAACGCTGAAGCTCAAGATGTTCAGAATGTTACCTGCCCAGACCGCACCGTAAGCCCCAAGGCCGTTGTGGTCCATGGTTGCAAGGACGGGTCTCTTCACCGGATGATCTACGATAAATATGTCCCTCCTGTTTATGTGGAGATTGAACAACCGGAAGAAATCGTTGTCCAACCCCTACAATCGAAGGTCACCTTTGTGGCCAGCGAAAACAAAACCGAATCGGAAAAGTTTTTGGCCAGCCTGAGATCACTAGGTAAAACCTTGGGCAAGCCAAAGAAATCCCGAAAGAAAAAGAAACCACAATGCAAGCAGAACAAGTAATCTACGAACAGTCAGCAGAAACCGCCATCCTATCCTGTCTCTTCCACGGTGCGGTAGAAGACCAAAAGGAAATCATTTCAACAATTAGGGAAGACCACTTCTTTGTCCATGAACACAAGATCATCTTCAACTCTGTTTTAAGGACCATTGGTCGCGGCATCCATGCGGACTACATCAATATCAAGAACGAGCTTGAGGGCAACAAGCAGCTAGAAGAAGTTGGCGGGGATGATGTGTTGACGGAGATTGCCTCCTTCTGTCCCAACGCCCACAACTGGAAGCGTTACTATCCCAAGTTGGAAGAGGCTCGCTACCGTAGGAGTTTGGAATACCTAGCCTCCGACATGATATGCAAGGCGCGGGATCGGGATCTAAAGCTTGAGGAACTCAAGAACTGGTCAGAGACCAGTGTAATGAAGGCGGATTATATGATAGACAATACGGACCAGCTATCGATCAAGGGAGTTGTGGAGAGGGCCTTAGACAACATTGAGTCCACCATGAGGGGGGAGCCCAAGATCGGCATCCGCACAGGTCTGGTTCCGGTGGATGATCTTCTCATGTTTGGGATGCGTGGTGGAGACATGGTGGTTCTCGCCGCCAGACCAGCAGTTGGCAAGACCAGTGCTGCCATGCAGATTGCCGAACATGTGGCCTTGGACTTAAAGAAAAGGGTGCTGATGTTCTCGCTTGAGATGACCAGCGTTGCCCTAATGGAGAGAATGATTCGTAGCCGAGCCAGAGTCCGCGCTGCCGATATCCTCGCTCAGTCTATTACTCCGTATCAGAAACAATCACTAGGCAAGGCTTACGAGGAGGTTCGGGATTCCAACATCTTGTGCGATGACACCTCTGGTAAGTCTATGGGATACATCAAGTCCATTGCCCGTAGAGCCCACCAGAAAGAGCCGATTGACTTGATCATCATTGACTACCTCCAGCTTCTCAAGGGAGACAGTAAAAGGGCCAAAGATAACCGAGTCAATGAGGTCGAGGAGATCAGTGGTGGTATCAAGGAACTAGCCAAGACTCTGAAGGTGCCAGTTTTGGTTCTCGCTCAACTCAACCGCGACCCCGAAAAAAGAGGGGGAAGGCCAAGCCTTTCAGACCTCAAGGGATCTGGAGCTATTGAGCAGGACGCCGACATGGTGATGATTCTTCACTGCGATGAAGAGGACGCCAAGAGCCATACCCAAATCCCAACCGTGGAATTTATCGTGGCCAAGCACCGCGAGGGTCCCACGGGTATTGCCCCAATGAGTTTTAACAAGGCCGTTACCCGATTTGAGATTGCTTCCAACAATGGCTGGGGAAATCAAGACTAGCGTCTTGCTGCACACTCAGGGGAAGATGAACGCTCACGGCATTGTAGCACCCGCAAACTCCACAGGCGCTCAGTTGAAGATCAAAGCTGGTAGTTTTCGCGCCAGCAATTTGGGGGAGAAGCCCCGCAATACCCTTGCATCCCCAGCAACCGGAGGTGGGAATTTGCATAGGGCATTTCGCGCAGATCTCCGCCCTGCGCTCCGCTTCCTCTTGGGGCACTAGTTCAAACTTGTTGTCCTTGGCAAACTGATACATTGCCCTGACCCAACGAACAATAGCCCCGAATCCAAGGGTTTGTTTTGCTTTGGAGCAAGGGACACAATTGGGGTTACCCGCCATCCTTGAACAAAGGGCGTGTTCGATTTGCCGTGAAAGATCAGGTGGAGGAACTTTCCCGAGGCTAACTGTCAATTTGTTGCAGTTATCAACCATATCAGACCAATCACCGCCATCAACCCGTTGGTTCTCCCAAGTCACCCACCATCCACCCCAAGGGCCGTCTGTTTTTCGTGAGTAACAAAATTTAGGTTCCTCACTCATTGACTACTAGTTCCGCTTCAAAGGTTGTGTTGTTCGGAATTTTAATGGATTCCAACTTGGAGGCAATGTTGATCTGAATGGCGTTTTGTTGGTTGCTTCCATCTGAGAAGTTAATTGAGGCAGCTTCAGCCAATTGCTTGATGTTCCTCATCATGCCGAGAGCCTCCATGCCGTCAAGATCTTGGGCTGCGTCTGCGGCCTTGATTAGCACCTTGCCAGTAAGGAACTTGATCGACTTCTTCATGGCCTCAAGCGATGCCGTGATATCCGAGATTAGTGTGGGAACCCCGCTATCTTCCCAAGGGGCTGGGGCCGACTCGTTGACCAACCTTGCCCGACAGGCGTCCCAACGCTGGGCATCCTTCCAAAGGTCAATAGTTGAGTGGCTAACCCCGACCTCCAAAGCAACATCGCTAACTGATCTCCCAGAGCAGTACATGGCAAATGCCTTGATGCACTGAAGACGTTTATTTTTCTCCATCGTTTCCATTTTCTCAGGGGGAAGTGATAGGGTGGTGACATGTTCAACCTCCCAAGGATAGTGAAGCTCTTCATTTGGGGCGGCGTTCCAAAGTTCCTTGTGCTTGTCCCACTTCTCGCTGTGGATAAATCTCTTAACCACAGGAGGAGAGGTTACACCCAATGCTGCCATCACATCCGCCATCTTTCGTCCAGCGGCATAGAGCCTAAAGGCGTTTTGTTTTTTAATTCTATTTTCTGGAGTTGACCAATCTCGTTGCGCTGCCATGGGTTATAATGTAGAGTGAAATATCGTAAATGGCAATACCTGACGGCGCGATAGAAAAATATGGAAGGCTATGGACCCCTCGCAACGGGGCTGTTGTTACACCTCTCCGTATCGAAATGGACGCCTTTCTTTTGGGACTAACCCAAGAAGAAGGTGGGCTTGGCAAGGCGACCCACTACCGGAATATAGTGTCTACTATTTGGCCAACTTATGCATGGCACAAGTGGGCTGAGTTACGGGCACAGGCGTTCTGCAAGGTAAACATCGAAGAGGACACTCAGACAGGCAACAAATTTGTCCGAAGCGTTACTGGTCTAGCTGGCGGCACAGACTCTGGTAAGTCTTACGATATGGCCGCATTAGCACTGGTGAACTGGTTTGTCGACCCGCTCAACACGATGGTTATTGTGGTTTCGACCAGCAAGATCGACGCAAAGCAACGAATTTGGGCGGCACTGGTAAAGATGTACCGAGAGGCTCATGCTGTTGGAGTGGCGGCTGGAAGGCTCATTGAATCCATGGATATCATCAAGCTTTCAGATGAGGAGGGTAAGGCCATCGATCCCAATATTGGCGTTAGTGACGCTTCCTCAATCATGCTGCTTGCGGCTGGCGATGAGTACAAGGATGATGCTCAGAAACGCCTTCAGGGTAAGAAGAATCGTCGTATTGTGTTGATTATAGATGAGTTACAAGACTGCTCGTCTTCCGTAATCAACGAGGCTCTTTGGGGATTTAAGGGAGCGCAAGAGCTTCACGTTGTTGGTGCTGGCAACCCATCCTC